CCCGGAGCTCGGACCGATGATTAGATCTATATTTATTCCAGAAGAAAATACTAAATGGGGATCGTTTGACTACTCACAACAAGAACCTAGAATTTTAGTACATTACGCAAAACTACAAAATTTAGAGGGAGTTGATGAAATTGTAGACGCATACAACGCCGGAGACGCTGATTTCCACCAGGTCGTGGCCGACATGGCAGGCATAGAACGTAAGCAAGCAAAAACTATTAACCTTGGACTTATGTATGGAATGGGTAAAAATAAATTAATGGCAGAGTTAGGATTGATGAAAGAATCTGCAGAAAAATTGATAAGACAGTATCATGTTAAGGCTCCATTTGTAAAACAACTAATGGATAATGTTACACGTAAGGCAGAAGATCGTGGAAAGATTAGGACTTTAGGTGGACGTGCATGTCATTTTGATTTATGGCAGCCTACACAGTTTGGTATATTTAAACCTCTACCATTAGAGATGGCTAGAAAAGAATATGATGAGCCATTAAAACGTGCATTTACTTACAAGGCATTAAACAAATTAATTCAAGGTAGTGCGGCTGACATGACAAAAAAAAGTATGGTAGCTTTATATGAAAATGGTATAATACCTCACATACAAATTCATGACGAAGTAGATATTTCCGTTGAATCTGATGCTCAAGCTGAAAACATTATAGAGATTATGGAATCAGCGGTAGAACTTAAAGTTCCAAACAAAGTAGATTATGAACAAGGTGCCAATTGGGGAGAGATAAAATGAGGAATGTAAATGAATTTAGCAGATCTGTTAAAGAAAAATATAGTCATGGTACCTGTAGTAGCTTCAGTGCTAGTCGGTACATTTACTGGCGTTCGTTATATAGTTAATCTTACAGACACAATCAATTCAAACCAGCAAGAAATTATAGATCTTCAAAGAGATCTAAAAGTTGCTGAAGATAAAATTACAGATCAAAACACAAGATTAACTTCTGCAGAGTCTACTTGGCAGATGGCAGAAAATTTATACAGACAACTAGCAGATCAAGTTAGAGAACACGACTATGATATTAAGGATTTAAACAGGTAATGTATGGAGGTTCTCAGGATGAATTATTATTTTACAGGTATATTGATCGTGCTAATGACTCTCTTAGCCTTTTGTGTTAAACCTGCATATTCTAAAAACGAATATCTTAATGAGTATGGTGTAAGATGTGGTGAAATGGAATTTAGAGTTGAAGATAGAAATAACGAACAAGATTATCATACGTATAATTCAAATGATTATGATAATGACTCACAAAATTTTAGTATAACTTACAGAAAATATTTAGGTACAGACTGTAAAACATCAAAAGAAAATGTACAAATCAAACAACAATTAGAGTTAATGAAAATGTGTGGTAGGGTTAACAGCAATCCTAGTCTTGCACAGAATGAAAACTTTAGATTGTTAGTATCTAAATGTAGAGGTGTAACTCCTGCAAGAGATAACACTAGGCCATCTGACTCAAAAAGTTTGTGGGATGATATGAAAGATGAATACAAAAAAGAGAACCCAGAGGTCAATTTAATGGGAGATAAGCTTATAGGGCCTTCTAAAAGCAAATTGAAAATACCACCAAAAGACTATATACTGCCTCTACCAAAACCTAAAGATGACTAAACCATTAAACATATCAGAGTCTGCAGCTGTACAGATGCCAATGAAGACAGTAGTCTCATTAATAATTATCGTAGCACTTGGCACGATGGGTTATTTTCAGATTGTTGAACGTCTTAATATTGCAGACACTAGACTTCAGTTAATGGAAAAAGATTTAACAGAGAACACAGACTTTAGAATAAAATGGCCACGTGGACAATTAGGTTCATTACCCGCGGACTCGGAGCAGTACATGCTTATCGAAGATTTATATAAACAGGTAGAAAAACTACAAGAAAATATTGAAATGAACATGAGTAATAAATTAAAAATAGAATTTATGGAAGGTCAGATCAATAAATTATTAACTGACGTAGAAGAATTAAAAGATAAAAACAGAGAGATAGTATATAAAAATGGTAATAGCCAATGATTTTAGAAACTGTAGTAGCACTTCTTATGTTAGTAAATAATGAGATCAAGGAACACAGAATACAAGTAGAAGGTATGGCTCAATGTTTACGTGGTAAACGTAAAGCGGAAAGACAATATCAAGAAAATGTACAGTATCAATGTATAAAATCTAAAGCAGAACTTGAAAAAAATATTGATGGATCTTTATCAATTAAAAAACTAATATTAGAATAAAAGACTTTCATTATCAATATTTTTGTTTTATATCTCTAAATAGGAAAGTATGGTATGAACCAGGAGGTATTATGTTATGTTAAAAACTATGAAAAAAAAAGTAAAAAAGAAACAAGGCTATAATGCAAGAAAAGATGAATCAATGGGTATGAAAAGTGGTAAAGAATCATCTAAAAAAATGTCTATGGCTTCAAGAAGAAAAGTAGCTAAAGCTACACGTAAACCAAAAGGCACTTACGGTTTTAAAAAATAGTAAGTGATTAACAGAGAAGGATTTGGTAAACTTATGAAAAAAGGTTATCACAAAACTAAAAGTGGCCGAGTTGCTAAAAAAGGTTTGTATTATAATATGAACAAAAGAAAAAAAGCAGGCACAAGTAGACCTGGTAAAGGTACTGTTTCTGCTAAAGCTTTAAAAGCATCCGCTAAAACTGCAAAAAGTTAAATAATGGAAGTTGAATTAGATAAAAAAAAATTACAATTCACTAATGATGAAGGTGAAAAAGTTAATGTTGATGTAGATCAAGATCAAACTGAAAAAGATGAAGAAGTCTTTGAAAGTAATCATTATTCTAATTTAGCAGAAGAATTAGACGAAACAGAAGTTGGTCTTTTAGGTAAAGAATTAACTAGAGCTTATGAAGATGATAAAAGTTCTAGAAAAAACTGGGAAGACCAATATTCTAAAGGTTTAAGAATGTTAGGAGTAATTGTCGAAGATAGACAGGATCCATTCCCGGGAGCTTCTGGTGTTCATCACCCATTACTTGCTGAAGCAGCAACACAGTTTCAAGCAAGAGCTATTGCAGAAATGTTTCCACCAGGTGGCCCTGTTAAAACTCAAATTATTGGAAAAGTTACTGATAAAAAATTAGAACAAGCTCAAAGAGTTCAAGACTTTATGAACTTTCAAGTTACTCAAGAAATTCCTGATTACTTTAATGAACTAGATCAAATGTTATTTTATTTAGCTCTTGCAGGAAGTGCATTTAAAAAAGTTTATTTTGATAATACATTAGATAGGATTTGTTCTAAATTTGTACCAGCAGAAGATTTTGTAATTTCTATGGAAAATACAGATTTAGAAACTGCTGAAAGATATACACAAATAATGAAACTAACAAGAAATGATATTAGAAAATATCAAATATCAGGTGTCTACAGAGATATACCTTTAACTAAATCAGAAGCTGGCGGATCAGGAAGTAATAACGATGGAGATATGGTTGAACAAACTATACAAAGATTAGAAGGAATGTCTCCTAGTATGGCAGATAAAATTCATACTGTATTAGAAGTTCATACTAATTTAGATTTAGGTGAAGATAAAAATGAATTAGCTTTACCTTATATTGTTACAATAGATTATGAATCACAACAAGTTTTATCTATTAGAAGAAATTGGAAAGAAGAAGATACATTAAGAAGAAAAAGAACTTACTTTATACACTATAAATATCTTCCTGGCTTAGGCTTCTATGGCTTTGGCCTTATTCAAATGATCGGCGGACTACAACACGCAAGTACTGGTGCTCTTAGAGCACTACTTGATTCTGCTGCCTTTGCCAACCTCAATGGAGGCTTTAGAGCTAAAGGAGCAAGAATAGAAGGTGGAGACATTACGGTCTCTCCTGGTGAGTGGGTTGAAGTTGAAGCATATGGTGATGATCTTAGAAAAAGTTTTATCCCTCTTCCTTTTAAGGAACCTTCACCGACATTACTTCAATTACTTGGAGTGCTTACTGAGTCAGGGAGAC